TCTGGCGGCAATGGTGTCGGCGGATTTGGTGGCCTTGGCGGCGGCGGCGGCGCAGGTGTTGGGGCCGTGGGCACTGGCGGCACTGGCGGCGATGGTTACATTTTTATTCTGTTCATGGTGTAACATGCCGAGATACGCACACATTGAAAACAAATACGTCATTGATCCATATGACGCGCCGACTATCGAAGATTACAAATACCGCTTCGGAGATTTGGCTAATAGCTGGAACATCATTATTGTCCCAGAAGGGACAGAGCCGTCTGCTATTGATAACGGCGACGGTACATACACCAACCCGCCGTCTCCTCAAGCTCATGACCCTGTATACAAGGCCACCACTGAAATCGAGTTTATCATTCTGTGCCAAGACGCTGGCGGGATGACAGACAATATGCTGGTCGCCTGCCAGGATGATCCGCGATGCAAAGCGATGTGGATTAAATTTAAGGCGTCAACGACGTTGAGCAAAGACAACGCGCTTGTTCAGTCTGGCCTGACTTCAATCGCGCAATACGGCTATCTCCCTAATGGTGTCGCGGCGGTTAATGCTGCGTGGCCGGTGGTATAAATGCCTACTGCGATGACCTTTGCCAGTTTGCAAGACGACGTTCGCTCTTATTGTGAACGCGGCGGGTCATCTGTAGACGCGCAGTTTAACGTCCAGCTTCCTGGATTTATCAATCTCAGGGAGCGCCAGATTGCTCGCGAGCTAAAAATCCAGGGGTTCATTAATAACGCAAACTCGGCGTTCACGACATCGCTGGGCGTTTACCCCAAGCCGACCGGATGGCGCGAGACAATCAGTATCAACGTCGGGACAAATATCGGCACGGCGACGACGTTTAATACCCGCGTTTCTGTTTTGCCGCGTTCGTATGAATACGCCCGCACGTACTGGCCGGATGACGCCCAGACGGGAACGCCGAAATACTACGCGGACTATGATTACGACCATCTTATTTTTGTGCCGACTCCATCGACCACGTTTCCGTATGAAATCAATTACTGGCAACTCCCGCCGTTGCTCGATGATACAACGCAGACGAATTGGCTGACCGAGTACGCACCCAACGCCCTACTCCACGGCACGTTGGTTGAGGCGTTCACATACCTAAAGAATCCAGAACAAGCCGCCGCTTGGTCACAGGCTTACGACCGCGATTTGTCTGGATTGAATAACGAAGATTTGCAGAAAATTCTCGACCGTGCTCAGAAAAGGAATACGGCGTGACAAGTTTTACAAACGTATTTGGCGGCGGAACGCTCGACCCGGCGCAGCCTAGCTATAAGGCTTACACGGCGTCTACCAGCATTACGTCTGTGTGGCCGATTGAAGCCGCTTCCAGCCAGAATGTTGTCGCCGCGATCAACGACATCAGTTTCACCGCTGGCTCTCTGACGTTTACACTTCCTCCGGCCAATCAGGTTTCGGTTGGCTACAATGCGCTGTTCAACAACGTCGGGTCCAACCAATTCACGGTGCTGGATAACGCCGGTAACGTCGTCGTTACGGCGACCTCCGGCGCGGCTTGGTCGGCGTATGTCACTGACAACACCACGGCGTCAGGCGCGTACAGAACGTATCAGATGGGCGCTGGCACCTCGTCCGCCTCACCCGCTGCATTGGCTGGCCTTGGCATTAAGGCCATCACCACCACGTTGAACCAAGAGTACCCGTGCGGGTTCTCTTACAGTTCTACGCCGCAGACCATGACTACGGCCCAGCGGGCCGCGTTGGTGATCTGGACCGGCGGCGCTGGCATCTTTAACTTTAGCGCGCTGGCTACGCTTACAAGCGGCTGGTTCACAAATATCACCAACCAGGGCACTGGGGCGCTTGTACTAACGCCGCCGAGTGGCTTGATTGACGGCGGCGCGACGAAGACGTTGAACCCCGGCGATACGGTTATCATCATTACTGATGGTAGCAATATGTATACCGTTGGTTTTGGCCAGAGCCCGGTGTTTGCGTTTAGCTACTTGACCGTCAGCCTTGCTGGGTTGAGCGGGACTTATACGTTGAGCGGCCTTGAGCTTAACAAGACGGCGATTAAGTTTACCGGCGCTTTGGCTGGCAACATTGACGTTATCGTCCCGTCCACCGTGCAGCAGTATTGGGTTGATAACTCAACAACCGGCGCATTTATCTTTGGCGTCAGGACGATAACCCAGGCGAGCCCTGGCGTTTCTATTACAAACTCATCGACAAGATCAATTCTTTACTCCAACGGAACGGATGTAATCCTCGCTGAGACTCTGGGACTTGGCACACCAATCCCGATTACTCAGGGCGGCACAGGCGCGACCACGGCGACCGGCGCGCAGGCAAACCTCAATGTGCCTAGCACGATTGACGCCTTTAGTTATGTGAGAATGTTCAGCTAATGGCTGACCTGACGCCTCTCAAGGTAGCCTCTCAGCCTGGGTGTAAACGCGACGGTACACTTCTGGAGGGGGAGAACTATGTCGATACGCAATGGTGCCGCTTCCAGTTACGTAAGGGCCTGCCGCGCAAGATGGGCGGCTATCGCCGTCTAACGGATGAACTGTCTGGGATTTCCAGAGGGCTCAACGTCTTTAACAGCGACACAAATACTTACACCCACACCGGCTGGTCCGGCGGGGTGCAACGGTTTTTGATAAACCAAACCGGCGGCGTATCTGCCATCGCGGATAGAACGCCAGTCGGGTTCGCGGTTAGCGATAACAATGTTTGGCAGTTCGACACGCTATATGACGGGGCAGCTACAAGCTCTGTTCTGCTTGCTCACGCTGGGCCGAACCTGGCTGACATAACATCCTCCACTGATACCCCCGTTTATTACGGCGACGTTCTTACTTCCACAGCCTTAGTGGCTACTGGGTCGCCCTCGGTGGCTGGCGGCGTATTTGCGCTCAATCCGTTTGCCGTCAGCTATGGACATGATGGCGTTGTGAACGTAAGCCTCGAAAATGATGTGGTGACACCATGGCCCAACTCGTACCGGCCAACGGCGTCTAAGCTGGTGTACGGATTGCCTGTGCGGGCCGGTGCGGGCAACGGCCCTTCCGGCTTGATCTGGGGCGTCGAATCCCTTGTCCGCATGACGTATGTGGGCGGCACTACGTTGTTCAACTTCGACAACATCACCTCCGCCTATAGCTTGCTATCCTCACAGTCCGTCATTGAGTACGACGGCATTTATTACTGGGCTGGCATAGATCACTTTTTGAGTTTTAACGGCGTTATTCAAGAACTTGAAAACGGCATGAACCTTAATTGGTTCTACGACAACCTGAATTACAACCAGTCCCAGAAGGTGTTTGCCTTCAAGATTCCGCGTTGGGGTGAAATCTGGTGGTGCTATCCGCGTGGTGATGCTACGGAATGTACCCATGCCGTAATTTACAACGTGCGGCTTTCGCGCATTTTGGGGTATGCGGTTTGGTACGACACCGAACTCCCGAACGCGGGCCGCTCCACCGGCCAGTTCGCGCGGGTGTTCCGTTCGCCGTTGATGACCGGTGTTGATCCGGTCCCCAACAAGGCTGTCGTGTCCTTGGCGGTTACGACTGCCAGCACGTCCGCTGCCAGTTACAATATCGTCCTTAACGGCGCAACAGCCGTTAATGTTACGGCGACCAACAACGGCTCGCTGACGACTACGGCGCAGCAAATTGCGGCGGGCACCTACTCCGGCTGGACGGCTGTGCAAAACGCCACATCTGTTATCTTTACATCCACAACCACTGGGTCAAAGACAGGCTCTTACAGCCTTGCCCAATCCGGCGCTGGCGTACCAGCCGTGGGGACATTTACAACCATTAATTCCGGCGCTTCACGGTACAAGCTTTGGCAGCAGGAATTTGGCACCGACGAAGTGGACGGCATTCAAACCCTGGCCGTGCAGTCGTACTTTGAAACCAACGCTATCTGGCCAGCCGAGATGCAGGGCAGTAGCAATAAGGGCTTGTACGTTGATTACTTTGAGCCGGATTTTGTGCAATCGGGGGATATGACCGTCCAAGTTACCGGCTCGTATTCCAATGCCCGCGCTCCACAGGCCAGTAGCGACCCCATAACGTTCCCCGCGACGGCGACCTCGGCTGATGAACAGGTTGTTTACATCCGTGAGCAACGCCGCCAGATGCGGTTTAGATTTGAAAGCAACGTCGTGGGCGGCAACTACGAGATGGGAGATACGGTGGCCCA